ATGAGTTACGATTTATTTAAAGATTATGTGCCAGCAATTTCTCATACTAAAAAGAGATTGATGGATTCTTTGGACGAAGAATGGGAAAAGAAGTATCAATCATTTTTGGTAAATAGAAACTTTTCTAATTATCACGATACTATTATGTATGCAAATGAAATGAATATGCGTCCTCATATGGACAAAAAAATGCAATTTGATTATTTACTAAATAGTATACGTCCAAGGAAAAGATTTTCGCCTTGGCATAAAAAGTCTATTCATAATGATTTTAATCATGTAAAAGAATATTATGGATATAATAATAAAAAAACAGAGGAAGCTCTTAATATCCTCTCAAGCGAACAGATTGATGAAATTAAGAGCAAACTGAATAAAGGCGGATAATTATGTCGATTTTAGAATCACTAGTAGAAGTCACTCTTAGCGATCAAGAGGACTTCTTAAAAATAAGAGAAACACTCACTAGAATTGGTGTTGCATCTAAAAAAGATAAAAAACTTTATCAATCTTGTCACATTCTTCACAAACAGGGTAAATACTACATTGTTCATTTCAAAGAGCTATTTAAGCTTGATGGAAAATCATCTGATTTTTCAGAAAATGATAGAGCAAGAAGAAATACAATCGTTAACCTTTTAAAAGAATGGGGATTGATTAATATTATCAAAGAAGATGAACATGTTGATGCACCAATTTCACAGATAAAAATTCTCTCTCATAAAGAAAAAGATGATTGGGAATTAGTACCTAAATATAATATTGGAAGAAAGAAATAATGACTAACTTCGAAAAAGTGAAAGAATTTATGGAAACATACGGGCAAGAAGTGTTAACTGATGCTCGTTTTCCAGATGCAAATACTATCGCACTTAGAAATGAGTTGATAGAAGAAGAACTAAATGAACTGAAACAAGCCTCGCTTGAGGATGAAGAATTGGTTGATGTTGCAGATGCACTAACTGACTTATTATATGTCGTTTATGGAGCTGGACATGCATATGGAATTGATTTAGATAGATGTTTTGAAGAAGTACATCGTTCTAACATGTCTAAATTAGGCGAAGATGGAAAGCCAATTTACAGAGAAGATGGAAAAGTACTCAAGGGCCCAAATTTTTTTGACCCTGATTTGAGAAAAATTGTTTTTTGATTATATATAGTATAGGATCGTGGATTCCTTCACGCTTTGCGGTAAAATCCACTTGGTGCTCATTAGAGGCCAATTTCAAAACCTTGCTTAATAGGAGGAAAAAACATGGTTACGAAATTTAAAACTTTAGACCCTTTTATGCGTTATAGTGTCGGGTTCGATAGATTGTTTAATGAACTTGAGAATTTGTCTCAAACAACAACGCAAAACTATCCCCCATACAATGTAGTAAAAGTAAACGATTCTGATTATCGTATTGAAATTGCTGTATCGGGATTTTCTGAAGATGAACTTGATGTTGAAGTTAAAGAAGATACTCTTACAGTAACAGGTACAGTAACAGAACGCGAAGAATCTAACTACTTGCATAAGGGAATTTCGTCTAGAAATTTTGCTAGAACATTCACTCTCAATCCAGACATTGTTGTGAATGATGCGAAACTTTCTAATGGAATGCTTGTAATCGAATTGGAACATGTAATTCCAGAAGAAAAACAGCCTAGAAAGATTGAGATTAATCGATCAATTGGCAAAAAGGGAAAGAAAACTCTTTTAGTTGAATAATAAATTATCGGGGAGCATTTTGCTCCCCAACTAACCAAGGATAGAAAAATGGAAACTCATGATCAGCTAACTATTGAATTGGAACAATATAAAATAGAAAACGAGAAGTTTAAAAATGGAAATAAATCTGCCGGAGTTCGGGCAAGAAAACATTTGAATGAACTTGTAAAACTTTGCAAAACACGCCGAATGGAAATTCAAGATGAAAAGGAATGGATTGTAAAGGGAACATAAATTATGTCAGATAATGAAAATCAGGTGAATGAAGAACCTATCGAAGAGCCAATTCTATATCGGACTAGTTCAAATGGTAAAGATATTAGATTCAATCCAGGCCTTCCGCACGATAAACTGATGCAAGAACTTTTAAACAATAGACAAATTGTAGAGGCAAGTCCTCATATTGTTCAGAAAGTTTTGAACATGGAATGGAAATGGTTTGAACGCAGAGTAATTAAATGGTTAGGAGATACGGAGTATTCTAGAAAGTTGCAGCAATCTCTGAGAAACCATATTAAAAATGAGAAAAAATGGGTTGAGCGTGGTGCAAAAGCCGAAGAAGTTCAAAAATATCAAGGATAACATAGGAGTGATATAATGAAATTAGATTATACAAGCAGTTTAAAATTACGAGCATTAATTCGTAAATATGAATTTGAAAGAGATGCAGCAATTGCAAATCTTCAAGTATATTTCGAAAATGGTGCTGGTGTAGGGGATCATGGAGATACTATTGGATCTATGGATGATTTAGTTACGCAGTTGAATGAAGCGGAAACTAAACTAAAAACTATTATTGCTTATTTTGCAAATGTTCCACAATCACAACCAGTACCAGTTTCTACAGAAGAAGCACCATCAACAGATGGCAATTAAGGTAGTCAGACTTCTATCTGGCGAAGAATTGATGGGAGATATTGAAGATAAAGGCGAAGGTAAGTATTTCTTAAAAAATGCTTGTCAAATTGTCACTTCATATGCAGATACAACAACAGCAACAGCAAGAGTTGGTCTGTCTCCCTTCATGCCTTATACAAAATCGTCTGATGGAATAGAATTAGAAAAAGCATATATTGGATTTATTGTTGATCCTGTAAATGAACTAACTACGGAATATAATAAAGTATTTGGTAGTGGTTTAGTTCTTCCCCCAAGCAAACCAACACTTACTACATCTCCGCCCCGCGGCAATCATGGTTTTGTAAAAATATAAAAACCTTGACAATTTGAATTTTATAGTATATATTATGAGGTATTATGCGTTTTTATACTAATGTACAAAATATTGGAAACAAAATTCTTGTTAGAGAATATAACAATGGTGAACGAAAAAAATTAAGGTTAGATTATAAACCATCTTTATTTTTTGAAACAAAAGACAGAACATCAAAATATAAATCTCTTGATGGAAAAAATCTAAAAAAAGTAACATTTTCGGCCATTAACGAAGCAAGAAGTAAGATGCGAGAAGTCGAAGGACTGTCTCCTATTTACGGAATGACGCCTTTTATCTATCCATTTATATCTGATACTTATAATGATATGGAATTTGATATTGATAAAATCAATATCGCAACACTTGATATTGAGGTTGAATGTGAACAGGGATTTCCAGAACCAGCAGCTGCGGCTGAACGAGTGAATGCTATTACTTTAAAATATAATGGACTTTATACAGTTCTTGGTCTTGGAGATTGGGAACATAAAACTCCAGAAGTCGAACATCTGAATATCAAATATTACAAATGTACAAGTGAAATGGAACTTCTACGTTCATTTCTGAATTTGTGGGAGTCTGCTGATATTGATATTGTAACTGGATGGAATGTAAACTCTTTCGATATATTATATCTTGTAAATAGAATTACTAAAATCTTGGGCGAAGAACAGATGAAACGTCTGTCACCTTGGCGTTCTGTAAACAAAGTTCAAAAAAATATTAGAGGACAACTTACAGAACATGTTCAGCTACTTGGATTAAACATTATTGATTATCTTGACTTGTATAGAAAATTTACATATGTCACCAGAGAATCTTATCGATTAGACCATATTGCATTTGTTGAACTTGGCCAAAGAAAACTTGACCACTCTGAATTTTCATCGATGCATCTATTTTATAAGATGGACTATCAGAAATATATAGATTATAACATCATTGATGTTGAACTTGTCGATAGACTTGAAGATAAACTAAAATTGTTGGAACTTCTCATTACTATTGCATATCAGGCAAAGGTTAATTATGATGAAGTTTTTTCTCCAATCAAAACATGGGACTCGATTGCGTTTAATCTTCTAAGACGAAACAAGATAGTAATTCCACCAAAAACAATAAGTCAAAAGACTGAGGCCTATGCCGGTGCATATGTAAAAGATCCAATTGTTGGAATGCATGATTGGGTCATGTCTTTTGATTTGAATAGTTTGTATCCACATCTTATCATGCAATATAATATCTCACCAGAAACATTAGTTGAAACAGATCGTGTTGATACAAATGTAAATACTTTGTTAGAGAAAGGAACGGACACAGAAGCATGTCAACAATATGGATATTCTCTCACACCAAATGGCGTTCTTTATGATAATTCAAAAAAAGGATTTCTTCCAAAATTGATGCAAGGTATGTATGATGACCGTGTACAATATAAGAAAGAAATGTTAAAATGTAAACAGAGAAAGATTGACGGCGACGGCGATCCAGTGGAATTAGATAAGAAAATCGCCGCACTAAACAACAAACAAATGGCAGCAAAAATTCTTCTCAATTCAGCTTATGGTGCGTTAGGAAATCAATATTTTAGATATTTTGATATTAGACAGGCTGAGTCGATTACTTTATCTGGTCAACTAAGTATTCGTTGGATTGAGAAAAAAGTAAACGAATACATGAACAAGGTATTAGGAAATGAAGAACAGAAAGAATATGTCATTGCAAGCGATACAGATTCGATATATGTTGTTTTTGGTGACTTGGTACAAAGAGTGTTTGGAAAAGGAGATTCGATATCGGAGAGTGATGGTGGTATACAAACCGAGCGAGTGGTATCATTTCTTGATAGAGTTGCTCAGGAGAAATTGGAACCTTTTATTGATAAGGCTTATAAAGAACTTGCTGAATATATGAATGCATATGACCAAAAGATGGTAATGGCTAGAGAGGTGATTGCATCAAAGGGTTTGTGGACTGCGAAGAAGAGATATATCTTAAATGTTCATGATAACGAAGGAGTCAGATATAAAACCCCAGAACTAAAAATTATGGGTATTGAGGCTGTTCGTTCTTCAACTCCGGCTGCGTGTAGAGATAAACTAAGAGAATCCTTTAAAGTTATAATGAAGGGTGATAATGATGAGTTGATTGAGTTTATTGATAAATTTAGAGAAGAATTTAAAACAATGGATGTACCAGACATTTCTTTTCCAAGAAGTGTTAATGGCCTAAAGAAATACTTTGATTCGAAAGATTTATATACAAAAGGCACACCAATTCATGTGAAAGGTGTGATTCATTATAATAATTTGGTGCAAAAACACAAACTTGGAATGTCTTATCCTTTAATTAAGGAAGGCGAAAAGATTAAGTTTGTATATTTGAAAGAGCCAAATCCGATAGGAAACAATACAATTGCAATTCAAGATTCTTTACCAGAAGAATTTGACTTGCATCGATATATTGACTACAACAAACAATTTGAAAAGGCGTTTCTTGACCCTATTCAAACTATCACAGACACAATTGGTTGGAAAACTGAAAAAATATTTACAATTGATGACTTTTTTTAATAGGAGAATAATATGACATCTGGACTAATGAGTAAGTTAAGAAAGAATACGTCTTTCAAAGATGGAAGAGTTAATACTTTATCAGAATCGCCGTTTTTACATGAAAAGGATAATATTCCTACAAATATTCCAGCAATGAATGTTGCATTTTCTGGATCACTGGAAAAAGGATTTACTTCTGGTTTGACAATGATTGCAGGTCCAAGTAAACACTTTAAAACGGCATTTGGTTTGATTATGATGAAATCGTATCTAGACAAATATCCAGATGCGGTTGCTCTTTTTTATGACAGTGAATTTGGAACTCCACAGAACTATTTTGATGTATTTGAAATTGATACCACAAGAGTAGTTCATATTCCAGTTACTGATTTGGAAGAATTGAAATTTGATATGGTTTCTCAGCTAAAAGAAATAGAAACAGAAGATAAACTTTTTATCATGGTTGATTCTGTAGGAAACCTTGCATCGAAAAAAGAAGTAGAAGATGCGGAGAATCAAAAGTCTGCCGCTGATATGACAAGAGCAAAACAATTCAAATCTTTGTTTAGAATGGTAACACCACATCTAACAATGAAAGATATTCCAATGGTTGCAATTAACCACACATATGACTCACAGGGGTTATATCCAACTAAGGTTGTATCTGGTGGCACTGGAATGTATTATAGTGCTGATACTATTTGGATTATTGGTAGACAACAAGACAAGGTTGGTACAGAAATTCAAGGATATCATTTCGTAATCAATGTAGAGAAATCTAGATTTGTAAAAGAAAAATCTAAAATTCCAATTTCAGTTTCATGGGAAAATGGTATAGATAAAACTTCAGGTCTTCTTGACATGGCGGTAGATTATGGTGTAATATCCAAATCAGGTGGATGGTATCAGATGGTTGATCCAGAAACTGGAGAAGTAGACGATAAAAAGTTTCGTGAAAAAGAAACACATAATATGGAATTTTGGGAAACTTTATTACAAGATTCTAAATTTGATGGATTTTTGAAAAAGAAATATAGAGTAGGTAACTAATGGCAATTTGGGCTTCTGATTTTATATATCAACAGAGAATGCAGATTTGTAATTCTTGTGAAGAGTTTGTAAAAACATTAAAGGTATGTAAATCTTGTGGATGTTTTATGCCTGCCAAAGCTAAAATTGCTAATCTAAGATGTCCAAAAGACAAATGGACAGAAGTTTATGGAACAGAAGATCAAGAACCAAAAACTTTGTCTTTACATAAAGGCTCAGATGATATAGAGAAAAAGAAAGAGTCTTTATTAAGACAGGCACAACATTTAAAAGATGAGTCCGATAGGTTGTTTAGAGAGGCTAAAAAATTAGATGGAACTAACTGAACAAGTTGTTATGAATTGTTTGTTTTCGGATGATGCTTATGTAAGAAAGGCATTGCCGTTTATAGAACGAGAATATTTTCAAACCGAATCCAATAAAATTATTTTTGATATGATTAAGAATCATATCGAAAAATATAATGATTTGCCTACCAAAGAATCTTTATTGATTTCTTTAGACGATATAAATGTTTCTGAAAATATTTACACAGAATGTTCTCAGTTTATAAATTATCTCCATAATCAAAGAGATGAACATAGAAATAGTGAATGGCAATTGGATGCAACTGAAAAGTGGTGTCAAGATAGAGCTATATATAATGCGGTGATGAAATCTATCAATATCATTAATGAAGATTCTCCAGAAAAAGGAAACATGCCAAAGATTTTGAGTGAGGCTCTTGCAGTTTCATTTGATAGTAATATTGGTCATGATTTTATTGATGATTGGGAAGAACGATTTGACTTTTATCAGAGAGTTGAAGAAAAAATTCCATTTCATCTTGATATGTTAAATCGTATCACGAAGGGTGGACTTCCAAAGAAAACATTGAATGTTGCACTTGCTGGAACTGGTGTTGGTAAATCTCTGTTTATGTGTGATTGTGCAGCAAACCATCTTCTAATGGGATATGATGTTTTGTATATTACATGTGAAATGGCAGAAGAAAAGATTGCAGAAAGAATTGATGCAAATCTTTTAAACACCAGCATTCAAGATGTTTCTGCAATGGCAAGAGGTACATTTGATAAAAAGATTGATCGAATCAAGAAAAAGACAACTGGTAAAATGATTATCAAAGAGTATCCAACAGCTGTCGCAAATGCAAATCATTTCAGACACTTGTTGAATGAGTTATCTTTGAAGAAGAATTTTAGACCAAAAGTTATCTATATTGATTACCTAAATATATGTGCATCTGCAAGAATTAAACCTGGCGCTGGTGCAAACTCATATACATTGATAAAATCAATTGCAGAAGAACTAAGAGGTCTTGCTGTTGAAAATGATGTGCCTATTGTGACTGCAACACAGACGACCAGAGGTGGTTATGCAAACAGTGATGTTGATTTGACTGACACATCTGAGAGTTTTGGTTTGCCTGCTACAGCAGATTTGATGTTTGCTCTAATATCAACAGAAGAACTTGAAGATATGGGACAGATATTGATTAAACAATTGAAGAATCGATATAATGATCCAAATGAAAATAAAAGATTTGTTGTTGGAATTGATAGACCAAAAATGAGGTTGTATGATGTTGAAGATGACGCACAGGATGAATTAATACAGGAAAGAACTGATAATACTTATAGAGAAACATTCTCTAATAAATCTAGCAAAAAGATAGGAAAAGTGGAGATTAAACTATGACGGACGAAAAAGAAGTAGTAAATTTTGAGGTAGACCAAGAAACTTTTAGAGTTAAACCACCAGATGGTAACATGGCTTGGATTTCTGTATGGGACAATGTTTTGTCAGCAGAAAAGTGTGAAGAAATTATTGAAGAGTTTGAAAAGGCTTCTGAATATCATAAGAAAACAGAACATCCAGAATATAGAAGTTTTACTGAATTGAATTTTTTTGATCCAGCACTTCTTTCTGCAAATCCGAAGTTTGAAGAACTATCAATGGAACTTTTAGGGAAAGTTTCCGAATATGTTGAGAGTTATAGACAACACAATAATATCGCATTTTTTCCTCAACAATGTCATAATGAAGAAGTGAGAATGAAAAAATATTTTGCTGGTTCTGAGGATGATTTCAAGTATCATGCGGATGTTGGTGATTATGCTTCTGCAAGAAGATTTCTTGTGTGCTTCTTTTATCTCAATACTGTAGAGGAAGGGGGAGAGACCGTATTTCCTGATTACAATACAAGTATCTCACCAGTACAGGGCAGACTCGCAGTGTTTCCGCCTTTTTGGACGCATCCACACCAAGCTCAGCCCGCTGTATCCAATGATAAGTACATTGTAGGTACATATCTACACTACATGTAAAATTATAAATAGTGGTATTAACTCAATATATAAAGGGTAATTCCATTTCATGGCTTATAATTATAGACCAAAATCATCCCAAGATATAAAAGATCTTGGGGTGGTAATGAGTAAAGAAAAAGTTTTGGTTTCATTATTCGAAGAAATGAAATCGAACTTTGGAAAATCTTTTGATGAATTTATTACAATAGAGACAGGTAGCGCAGGATTCGGAAACGCAAAGATTCTTAATGATTTTAAGAATATGGTCGATATAAATTCATATAAGAAAAAATATATAGGAATATCTCTTAAATTTGGAAATGGATCTAATCCAAGTAGTAATGCTCCTACTACTCAACAACAAGAATTAATTACTCTTAAAATATTTGAAGAATTATTATCTAGTAAAACAAAAAATTACAAGAAATTCGACCAATTGCTTCCGACACTCTTAGAAATATATCCCAATCTTCCATATGAAAAGTCTTGGTATAATTCGTTTGAATTGCAATTTAATCAAACCGAAAAAGAAACCAAACTACCCAATAGTACATTTGATGTTTATAATCGTGATGGTGGATTTATGGATTATATATCAAAATTAGTAAATAGTAAGTTTGATATTGCAAAGAAAGATTCGTGGAATCCTGCTGATATATGGCTTTTAAGGTCGTCTGCTTATAAAAAATACGAAGCGATGTTAAATGAAGCGGTTAGTATTCAAGAGTGTAATGCCATATTAGTTTCTGCGTATAATAATACAGACATTGTTGGTATTTCTTTGAAAAAGAATGATGGAAAAAAATTAAATTATGATTTAATAAATTTAAAATCTTCTACTAAAGAAAGTTCTGTAGACTATTCAAAGTTTCTTTTAAATATTCCATATAATGAAAAAACAAAGTCTTTTACTTCGGTTACTAGTCAATTAGAAGTAAAATACCAAAACAAAACTTATCGTATGGGAGTAAAAAGCAATCAGGCTCAAATTGGAAACATCACATATGAGTTTGTTGGAACTGGAGCTGCTGCGTTTTTAGGAAAAGTTCCAAAAGATATGTTGAAACTTGAATTAAAAAAAGATGGATACTTGATGCCAGAACACACTCATTATATGAAGTTTGATAGGAAAGATTTTGAAAATAAAATATCGGTTATAAAAAGAAATAAAACACTTTTTACAATTGATGGAAATTTAGATAAATTTGTAGACCAACTTGAAGAATCTTGGTCAAAAGGAAGAAGTAAAGATAATGTTGTTATATCTCAAATCGTATGTTTTGCATATATTATAGCAAATTTATCATTATCTAGAAGAAAAGAGTTTATAAGGGATTTATTTTTTATGGCACAGAAAAAAGGCCCAATGTTCGGCCCATTTGGAAAGTTATACTAATGAAAAGTTTTAGAACACATTTAAACGAATCAAAAGAAGGTAAAAATTTACACCTAGAACATCTTGAAGATGAAATTATTAATAATGGTATTAATGGTGCAAGAGGCGCAGTAAACTTTTTAAGAGCCCTTAGAAATATGTTATCTGGTTCTGCTACTTCTAAGATCAATATGACCGTAAAGTGGGACGGAGCTCCAGCAATTTTTGCTGGTACTGATCCTTCCGATGGTAAGTTTTTTGTCGCAAAAAAGTCTGTATTTAATGCAGTGCCATTGTTGTATAAAAGCATAGATGAAATTGAAACAACTTCCGACTTGTCGCCAAACCTAAAGTCAAAATTTAAAGTTGCATTTTCAGAGTTTTCCAAGTTGGGAATCAAAGATGTTATTCAGGGCGACCTGATGTATACTGATGAAAGAGAAGAAAAAACTTTGGATGGCAAAACTTATATTACATTTCAACCAAATACATTAGTATATGCTGTTCAAAAAGACTCTTCTATTGGAAAAGAAATTTCTGCATCTAAGGTTGGTGTTGTTTGGCATACAACATATAAAGGAAAAGATTTGCAAGGAATGACAGCTTCATTTGGAGTTAATATTTCTGGGCTCAAGAAAACATCTTCAGTTTGGATGGATGATGCAACATTTAAAGATGTTTCTGGGACTGCTAAGTTTACTGCATCTGAATTGAAAACTCTTAATGGACAACTCTCATCTGTCGGTAGAAAATTCAAAAAAATCAAAGCAAATGAATTTAATTCATTTTTAGAAATTCAGAATAAAACATTGGTGAAAGGATTGTCTGGTGCAAGTTTCAAAACTTTCTTGAATGCATACATCAGAGAAGGAAAGAATATTTCGACAAAAAATTTGAAAAACTTTGATTATTCAATGTATGTCAAAAATTATTTTGATAATAAGATAATTTCCAAATTGAAAACAGAAAAATCACGTCAAATAAAAGAAGAATTAAGAGATGAATTGGTCAAAAAACTAATCAAGTTAGATTCGGTTGTATATGCGATAGTTGACTTTATGGAAGAAATGATTGCAGCTAAAACTCTAATCGTAAATAAACTAAATAGTATTAAACAAATGACGGATATTTTTGTTAGAACTGATAATGGTTATAAAGTAACAAATCCAGAGGGATATGTTGCAATTGACCACACTGGAACTAATGCTGTGAAACTTGTAGATAGAATGGAATTTAGTTATAACAACTTTACCGCAGCAAAGGCATGGGACAAGTAAATGGACATAATAAGAATTATAGAAAGACTTAGATTGGAAGAAGGTGTTAACGATCCTTCTATTTTTAAAGCAGTATTTCTTGCCGGTGGGCCCGGTTCAGGAAAATCTTTTATTGTGGGAAAAACTGCACTTACTTCTCTTGGAATGAGAGTTGTAAATTCAGACCCAGCGTTTGAAAAGGCACTTGCAAAGGCTGGACTTGAAATGACACCAGACGATATTTGGTCTGATGCTGGTCAGACTGCCAGAGTTCGAGCAAAAAAAGTAACATCCAAACAACAATCTCTCTATGTACAGGGTAGATTGGGATTGGTTATTGATGGTACGGGAAAAGATTATGAAAAGATTGCAAAACAAAAAGCTCAGTTAGAAAAACTTGGTTATGAAACTGCAATGATTTTTGTAAACACAAATTTAGAAACGGCCGTTGCTAGAGATGCCGCGAGAAGCAGGACGCTTGGTGCCGCCGAAGTTGGTAAGATGTGGAAAGGAGTTCAAGATAACATTGGAAAGTTCCAAAGAGCATTCAAATCAAAAATGTTCATTGTTGATAATTCTGATGGCGCAGATTTTGAAAGAGATGTTATGGCAACATATAGAGCAATTTCATCATGGGCAAAGAAAACTCCTGAAAATAAAGCTGCTCAAAAATGGATTTCTGGACAAAAGGCAAAAAGAAATATTAAAGAAGAAACTTTAGAGGAACAAAAGTTTTCGGACAAAGAAATCAAAATGGCTATAGGCGTTGCATCTGATAAGCGTTATAAAGATGGTAATATGACAGGCGCAGTTAAAGCAATTGATAAAATCAAAAAAGGTTTATCTGACCACCCACAAGTTAGGGCTGTTTTGCGGAGACAAAATGAAAATATTTCTGAAGAAAGAGATTTTGTGGGCGAGACTGCCGAAATGATGATGCGCGACATGATAATCATGCAAAACAAATTAGATGAACTTATAGATGCAATGGAAGAAGAGATGGGAAGACCTCAGATAGAGAAATTTGAAATCGAACCTTGGATTGTATCTAAAATTACAAAAGCCAAAGATTACATCGATTCCGTGTATGATTATAGTATAATGGATGATCTGGATTTTGAATGATGCAAAGCTTTGCTCAATTTTTGGACGAAGGAATTAAATTCAAGTTAATCCGTGGCAAAGACATGGATGTTTTAAAGATGTGGAATAAAGGCGATAACAAATGGGTAGAATTAAGAGGCAAGCCTGGTTTTGAAACCAGATATGACCCTAAAGACCCATTACATAAAGCAATAACTGCGTTAGGAAAATCTGCTAACATATCAGATTTTATGAATGGAGATGAAGTAAGTATTAATCCAAAACATCCAGACGCTAAGAAGGCGTTGAAAACAATACAGGGTTTGATGAAATGAAAAGTTTTAGACAGTTTCAAAATATTGAAGAGATGGTAGAATATCATGTTATTAGTGAAATTCCATTATTAGATAATGTATTTCGTTTAGGATCGAATGCATTTTTTGAAACTTTTAATATTGCAAGAAAAATGTATGAAGAAGGAAAACTAGAATTCGATTCATATGATATAGAAATTCTTGAAACAGATATTGGAAAGTGGGAATTGTTTGAAAATGAACATGTCCCGCTCGATTGTCCTTTTTTGGTTGAGGAAGAAAAAGATGTAGAATTAAATTCTCCCAAAAGAGGCGGTAACAAGAAATACTATGTTTATGTGAAAAATGAAAAGGGAAAT